TTCCCTTCCCATGGTCCCTCAGTGAGGTACATGACATGAGACTGCTTGTGTTGATCCGGTGAATCGGCTATCTCATGATCTGTGTAGTCCACTGTAAACATGTATCGGGCTCCATAAAACTCATGGTTCACCTTGGCCAGCCAAGGGCTTGAGCTCACCCGATTGAACACCACTGTCTCGTGATGTCTGGACATACAATCCCAAGGCTGGGCAATGTGATCTTCCATTCGGTCAGGCCACTCGTCTAGCGGGATATCTGCGACCAATGCTTGGATGGGCATCCTTGCCCACATTGCGCCGCCATGCACATTCTCTGCAATTGCAGAATCTTCGTCATCGATCTCACAGCCTGTGAAGACAACTTGAAAGCTCAGTGATCGATCTGGAATGGTGTTAACCGCAAACGCTATCGCGTGGATGAACTCCCCTTGATAGCGCATGTGGTTGCAAGTGAACTCCTTGCGTACCCAGCATTTGAAGCTGGGACAATTGGATACTAGATATGGCATTAGCCACCTCGCGTGAAACGTCCTCCTTTAGTCGCCGCGCCCATGCCGCGAGCAACTCCTCCACGCGAGTATCCTTTAGTTTTCTTCATGGCGCCACCCTTGGCGTAGCCCTTGGTCTTCTTAGCCATGCCGCCGCCCATCATCTTGCCTTTGCCGTCTGCCGCAAATGCTGGGACCTTCTTGCCATTCTTTGTGACCATTGGCATCTTGCCGCCAGCGGCATAGCCTTTAGTCTTCTTCATGGCGCCGCCTTTGGCATAGCCCTTAGTCTTCTTCATAGCTCCGCCAGCCTTAGCCGCTACTGGGATTTCTTCCCGTGCTTTCTTGCGTGACTCTGCCTTACCGGGCATAAAACGATCAAGCAATCTGCCCTTTGGTTTTGCACTAGACGCGCCGCCAGACTTAGCGCCTGACTTAGCCGCCGAAGTCTTGGAACCCGACTTCCGCATTGTACCACTGGTGATCTCTTTCGAGCTCATCCCCCGATAAGGACTGCTCTTTGAGCCCGTCATCTTGGATACTTCGGTCTTGGGTGGAAGCTTGATGCTTGCTCCCGCCCGAATTTGATTTGCATTCTTGATGGATGGATTCATCTCCATCAACTTTTTCACGGTCGTCCCGCGTGACTTTGCGATCTGAGATAACGTATCTCCTGACTTGATCTTGTAGCTTCCAGACTTGTTCTCTTTAACAGCCTGTGCTGACTTCCGGAACATTCCCGGTTTACTTTCTGCCATAGTAATCTCCTAGCTGATTACGATTGTTACGGTCCCTGCTATTGCCATTAAACCGGGCGGAGGACCAAGGGGTTCAAGAGTTTCTTGATCTAATACGGGATACTTTACAGTAACACCTTCAATAAAACGATCTGGTCTTGGATTCAGCAAAGACTGTGGATCGAATATTTTGACACGACCGAGAAAGTTCTGCGGTTGGTCTGGATCAAACACATCCTTGCCGACACGGAAGCCTGTCTTTGTTCCATCTTTGTATTCATACACTAGCTCGTGCAACGGGTATCTGAAGCCTGTCTTGTCACAGAATCCAAACGCCTTACTGCCTTTTGCGTAAAGTGGCATTAGACCCCCGAGGTATAGAAGGTACTAAACGGAATGAATCGTAATGAGGCGGACTCTTGGTCTTCGCCTGCCGCCAACTGAAACTGGAATTCATACTCCTGCTTCAGGGGTGCAACTCGATCAGACACTTCAGGTCTCTTCATTGCAATGTAGTACGCCATCCCTGCAACCAAGCATGGCACGAACCGTGGTGGAACGTCCGCTGTGCCGGTCACTCCGCTAGAGATACTCTCGATACCTCTGAGCCTGTAATACGCCAGTGTGTAGCTCTGTGTTGAGTCTGGGACAGGCCATAGCGTCACTGTTGTTTCGGTCGCGAGACGGCGAACAAACGCCTGCGTTGGGCGACCCTGTGTGTTCTTGTTTGTTTGCTGTGAATATGTCGAGACACTAATGCGCTCAACATTTGAATCAATCTGGTTTATTCCAGAACCAGTACGCAATGACAGCTCAATTACGTCAATGGTGTCTGATGGTAGTGTGTACGTTGATGTGCCTGAGGAGAGCGCGATTGTTCCGGGCTCGATCGTCCACAGGTTCAAGCCTCTGTTCTGCCACTCAAGCGTCAATAGGTTCAGTGAACGTCTGGCTGTCTTGAGGTCATAACCAGTACGCATTTGAAGACCAGCTCTTTCGTAAGCTTCTTCAAATATCTCTGGCAAATCTGGTGTGACAACGGCCATTACTTCTTCCTATGTGGTTTCACTTTCTTCGCAACCGTCTTAGGCTGTGATGAAAACTGTTTGCCCTTTTTCGTGTCGGCTCTCTTCTTGCGCGTAGTTGCGGCATATTCTTTGGACGAGAGCGCACGGATAGCCTTGGATGGCAGATAGCGCTCCCCAGTGGCCTTTGACCCTTGCGTCGAAGGCTTGCCTGATTTGGTGCGCCACTTCTGCTTGGTCCAAGACTTGAGTGACTTCTGTGGTTTTTTCAACGCCATCAGTCTTTGTATCCGCCGCCTGATTTCTTGTATCGTTGAGCGAGCATCTGTGCTTTTCTTGCACTCCACTGACCCGGCTTTCCACCTTTTCCGCCAGCTTTGATCTCGTTAAATAAGCGCTTTCGTAGTGAGGGCTTGGTATAATTACCGGCTTCATTGACACGACTCTTCCCGCCTTCTTTCATTTTTGCGACGAAAGATCGATTAGGTGCCATTCGCGTTTGATAACTCCGGACCGCTTCAACGTCTCTTTCATCAGAGCCAGTTGAGGGGATGCCTCTTTTTTTTTGAGTGCCGCCTGTCAACTGCTTTCCCATTTGGGAACGACTGATGGCCATCACTTACTCCGCTTCGCCCGAGTCTTACCCTTCATTGCACAGCCATCAATACCCTTGGTGACCATTCCGCCTTTCTTCATGGCTCGGGCCGCAGGTGCCATTCCGCCTTGATTGATCGGCCTGCCGCTTTCATCAACGCCAGCCTGACTCAGCATTTTTGACGCGGCTTCTTGAGAAATCCCGAACTTGTCTCTAAGATTCTGATTTCCTAATGCCGCCTTGCCAAGAGCTATCTTGCCGAGGTCTCGCCCCCTCAAACCTGTATCGGCCTCGAACTTTTTGATCGCTCCCCCGAGTTCCTTCTTCTCAACCTTGCCGCCCTTCTTCATTGCCCGTGGCGCTTTCACCATACCGCTTTCATCAACAGGAACATTGCGGGGGTTCTGTGTGACCTCTTCTTCTTTCTTCTTGCTTTTGCGATATGCTTTGCCCAGTTGCCCAGCCAAGCCCATCTGCCCGATTTCCCCGAACGCACCTTCGCCGGTGGCCGCCCCGTATAGTGGGCTCAATGTACCAGCGATGGCCTTGCCGCCCATTCTCATCTTTTGAACTGCTCTAGTCTTGCCTTTCATTACCATTTGACCTTATGTGTTGTGAGCTATAGCCTTACATACTTCAATGAAGTAGTCATTGTCGTAATGTTGCTTCATCATATTCACGTGCTTGTGAACAATCTGTATGTTGTCAACTGTGTATCCTTTGCCGGAATCTATTCTGTCAATTGACGCCGTACTTGCTTGATGGTGTCCATTTTCGTTCCACCCAACAGGCCATCCTGTGAGGGCGCATGAGAAGTCTTGACTCTCGAAGACTTGCCAAACATCTTCTATGCTGACGCTAAACTCCAAATTCCTGTCAGTGGCAGAGCTTTTGAATGCCTTAAACCAAGACACCCGGATGTCTTTATAAAACTTAGATCCATTTGTGGCAGTGTCTTTTTGTGTGCATTTTTTGCATCTCTTGCCCTGAGCCAAAGATGTTTCTGCGTACCATTTGCGAAGATAGCTTTGCACTTCTCCACATGATGGGCACGGCTTGTACCACCTGCCGTCACTTCCCTTTTTTAGTGACTCTTCCACCTGAACTCCATTTTGTAACGTGGCTCCAGTAACGGGCCGAAAGCTTTGATGGCTTTGGGTCTTGGGCGTTGTGCCTTGCGTAGTACGACTTCTTCCGTGCCTTGTCTTTCGCGGTCGATGGGCTCTTGCCCGCACCTTTCACCCCCTGTTGACCGAAACGGATTAGCTTATGCTTATCCCCTTCCTTGGCCATCACAACATGAGATTTTGTTTTATGGCTCGGGGTCTTCTTCGGCTTGTTTACGCCGCTGAGACCGAGCTCCTTCATCTTGCTCTTGACGCGCTCTGGAGTAGCCATTACTCGTAAAACATATCCACTTCGAGAAGATTAGACATCAAGAAGTATGTACCCAATCGGGTAATGACACCGCTATTCGGGACAGTAAACACATTCGCAAACGAGTCCCCCGCCGCAACGCCTTTGCACATTAACCAGCGCTTCGGATTTTTCTGATTCGCCCCGCTGTTAGCAACATAGTTGCATGCTGGCGTCCCTGTAATTGTGTCAGAGTTCAACATGGTGATTGTGAAAGTATTTGCACCTGTCACTGTGATTGGATAGTTGCCTGATGTTGCGGTCCCACCAGTTCCTACTGCAAAGCAAATGCCGACAACATCACCAGTTGTTAAGCCATGGTCAGTATCCGTCACTGTTACTGTCGTTCCAGACTGGGCGTAGGTTCCGGCTACAGGAGCCGTATTCGTATCGTAAACAGTGATCTTTCCTTCGCTCGCAGTGCCGACAATTGAAAACTCTTTCAGTCGATGCGGACCAAGGACGGCAAAGCCGCTCTCGCGTTTACTGACCTGAAAGACTTGGGATAAGCTATCCACAAAATTTCTCCTTTAACAAGGGGGACTATTCGTCCCCCTCCTCATTTTTTTCAGCTTCCTGAAGCAGATAATTCAGCATGCCAATAGCACCATTGGCTTCATGAAACATCTGGATATATT